TAATAGGCTCTGCTCCGATCAGGATTAAAGCTCTGCTACAAATATCAATGCCAGTGTTTGCTGCTGTACTTGCCATTTCAACCTCTTGTATGAATGGGGGCCGAAGCCCCCACCATTTTTAGTTGTTATCTAAGACTTCGTAGATACCATTGTCATCAATGGCTACTGCGCCCATTGACATCATTGAGGTTGCAAGGTGCGCAACTTTCATTGGTACATAGTTAACTTCTGTAGATACATCAGAGTTAACACCGATACCGATAGCGGTAGTGTGGTAGGCAAAGTTCTTACCACCAGCTACAGCAGACGTTGAGAAGATCTTGAAGCCCAAGAACTCTTTCATTGTCATGCCGCCAGCAAACGGTAGGTTTTGCGGACCAACAAAGTCAGATGATGCAAACTCGTTAATGTTAAACAAGTCAGCAAAACCAGCTGGGGACATGGCAATATAGCGCTGTCCGTCTTCTGGCACATCGGCAGTGCCGAATGTTTCAAACAATGTTAGCAAGTCAGCCTTACCCAAAGCGCCAGTTGTATCAGCAACTTGAGTAGTGTTTGCGCCTGCGTCCATTGCAGCAATGATAAGCTCGTCAGTCTTACGACCCAGAGCGCCAGCGGAAGATTGAGCAACAGCTTGACGTTCATTGATATTGAGCTTCAATTCGTCAAGTTTGTCGATTAACTCTGCCGCATAGTGATCGGTCATTGTTACTTCGACATTAGTGTGCGCCAATTCCATTGTGGAAACGTCACCATTACGAGATTTGGTAGAGGCTGTGCCTGTACCTATTTTTTGAAATCGAGCGGTTGAGCCTGACACATTTGTAGAGCGAACAGTATTCCGTAGCTTGGAACCCATACGCTGATACGCCATATGTACTTCAGTCTCAAACTGCTTGATGAATGCTTGGTCAATTGTATTAGCCATCTTAACAGTCCTAAGTTGAGTTACTAGTTGCCACGGGTGTCCGCGAACTCATGTCAACTCGGGTATCCTGTCAAGGGCCGATCAATGCACTACGGGCCGTAATGCTTTATCCGTAACACTATTTAGATTTGAAATGCAACGCACAAATTCGACATGGCGATTGCCATCACTTAGGCCACAAGGCTCAAAGCCAAGCCATAAGGCCCAACTCAACATATGCTCAAACTCAGATGAAACCGTCATAGTCAGTGTTGGATGCAAGGGCTCAAACATTCCCAGCATTGCTTTAGCCATCTTCGCAGCGAGAAATGTATTCTCTTCTAGGTTGTTGGCAAACATGCAAAACATTTGAGGGGCTTCATCCCCAAACCAAAGCCCCCCAATGAATACTATCTCGCCTTGCTTGTTCCGACAAACATAAGCCTCTGAGCTGCTATACATTATCTTCAAGCAATCTAGAGTGCTGCCGTACCCAGAGTCCAGTATCTCTTTAGCGTTAAACTTATGTATTCGCTTACGAAACTCGTTTATATGGCTGGTATTCATAGGCGTAAGGTAAGCCCCACGCCTACTAATTATCCTAGCTTCCCGCAAGTTTTTGCCACCCATCATCAACTTGCTTTACATAATCCATATCTCTTCGGGCGGCGTTCCAATAACGCTCATCTTGCATTAAGGCGCGTAGGCTTTCTGGAGTAATCTGTGACGGGGCCGCTGTCTCTCCATTAACAGAAACTGTCTTCAACTCGCTCATAATAAACTCAAGTGCCATGAGCCCATCAGCAGTTTCAGTTAGTCTCTCTATCGAATCCATGTGTTCCTTTGGAAAGAACTGTTGGGAGAATAGTGACGCAGCTTCTATCCGTGCGCCAGCATTGTCACCGAGCTTTTTCATTTCAGCTTCCATATCAGGTACATCAGCTGACATAGCTGACACTACCATCTCAATTCCTTTAGCAAACTCCTCCTGACCGAAACCATTTTCAAATGAAGTTTCTGCCCACCACTTCAGGACTTCATTATCAATAGCTACTTCCTCGTCTATAGAGTCTGGTAGCTGATAGTCACCTGACGATTCTGGTCTATCTTTATACGCTTCCGCATTGATTTCTTCTATAAACTTTTCTCGAAAGTCTTGCTCTTTGATGCCAAGTTTAGATTCTAATTCGCCATATGCTTTTGCTAAGTCTTCACCAGAATTGTATTTTTCAGGAAGCCACTCTGGGCGTTCTGGTTGTGTATCTTCAGCTACTACAAAGTCACGCTCCTCAGCAGGGGGAGCCTCCGCTTGTACTTCTTCACTCATTTGATTCTATGCCCTCTCTGAACATGGCGCTCTATAAGGCCAACAATATGTCGTTGACCCTCAAGATGGCGCAGTGTTGCATCACTAATTTCAGGACCGCCAACCATTTCAATGGTAATACTTCGTAAGTATTTTAAGACGGCCTGCCCCGTTGGTTCTGAAAACAAAGCAGATATATTTATGCTTACTCTGTCTTCCTCTTCTTTGGTTCGATGAACCCCATCTAACCCAATATAACTATTCTGCGGCAATCTGTGGACCTGCGTTTTGTTCCTGTTGCTGCAACTGCTGCATTTGCTGCATCATTGCAATTACCTGTCTACGCTCCTCTGCGTCACGAATCAAGGTCTCTGGCACACCAAATTTTTTGGCAAGGAATACAGCGGTTTCTTCTGAGTCTATTAAGAGATTAGTTGTCTCTGGCCCAAAGAATCCATTTACAAGTTCTAGGAATCGAGAAACGGAAGTGATGTCTTGGTTAGATTGTGCCTGTGCAAGTGGAGAAATTGACCTGACTTTTACTTCTCTGCCATTTACCGTTGGGATTTCAAGGCGTCCTTGCTTCTTAAGAATATGAATGACGCGCTGCAATACTGGCTGAACCAACTCAGCTTGCAAGCGACCAAAGGCAGAACCAATCCTTCTTGAAAGATCTGACATTCTTTCAGCTACTTCAGTGGCAGAGGCTGGGGTACGATCTGGATTGCCAAGCATATCATTATATAAAGCACGTTTAATGTTAAGCCTCATGTCACTAAGAACAATATCGGCAACATCAAAGCGACCCGCAGCTTGAACTGGCTGAAGGCCAACAGACTGTGGGGACTTGGGAATAATAGTACCCGGCACTAAGTTAATAGTATCTGGGTTGATAATGCCATCATCATCCATTTGGTAGATGCCAGAGATAGCCATCTGTGCGTTCTCAAGGATTAACTGAATTGTTAAGTTAGTAGTCTTGATTGCAGACAAAGCATTAATCAAAGGGCCGCGACCATAGACTTCACCAGCGCACTTAGACCAGCGGAAGCAAACGTAAGGATTAGAGCCCACTCCCCTAAACTCTTCTTTCATAATAAAAGTCTTAGTTGTCATATCGACAACGTAATAGAGGTGCGCCTCTTCATTTTTCTTTGTGTAGTCTTTGCACACAATCTCAAGCAATGTGCATTTGCCCTCTGGGTCTCGCTTCATACGCTGCTGAACTTGAGGATCGAAGGTTCCCTTTGGGTATATGTGGTTTAAATCTGAGTTGCGTATTCCCTTACGCTCACGGAATACATGGTCAATCTTATCGTCTGCGCCAGTGTCCAAGACTACATGGGGCAGTGGTATAGCCGAAAAGACTATGGGGTTTAACGCATCACCCTCTTCAACACAAAGAATACCAGTGCCAACCGCCAAGTCCATAAACGATTCGTGGACCTCTTGTCCAAAGTTAGAGTTTTGAAGTATCTCAAATACATACTCAGTGACTTCATCAAGGTCGTTGTCCACCATGTCACGCTCTTCAGGTGGTATCTCAGAGCCAGCAGCTAGGTCAGCCCAGCGCGCAAAGTTAGGAACTAAACCGGATTGTAGGCGAGATGCGAACTCTTGAACGCCAACCACCGCTGTCTCGTCAAAGATCTTATCATCCCTGCGTTGCCCGGGGGTCTCATAGTAGAATGACTCACGTTGAGGTAGCGCATATTCATAGCACTCCTCGAACAGATCAACAAAGTTTTGACGATGGGCTTTCGCTTTCTCGTATCTCTCTAGGTATTTTTTTGGATCATTCATTATTTAAACCTACTATAATATCCGATCCCACCGCGAGAACCTGTCATTAACGATCTACGACCTCGGCCACCACGGCGACCTTGTGGCCCAAACTTCTGTGTACCTTCTAGCTTAGTTCTTAATCGGCTAGCCTTGCTAACAGCTCTGGCTTCGCGTTGCCGCCTAAGCTCGGCTTGTGCTAATCTTTCTTGATCGCTAATCGCTTCTTCTGGATCGCGTGTGTATATAGACGCAGCGGTTACAGATGTGCCACCAGCCCCACTTATATCTTTACTTATTTCAGTGTCGGTAGTTGTAGTTGTGCTTGTTGTGCCAGTGTCAGTAGAGGTTGTGGTTCCAGTATCTACAACGGCTGTTTTCTTTACTTCCTTGCGATCATCGTCACCGTCAGTTGGGTGGCCTTCTTTTTCTTTGTTGGCCTTTATAGTCTCTTTGGTTCTGTCGATGTAATCTTTTACTGCGGCGTCGGAGTACCCATCATCCTTAAGAATCTTCTCAGCATCTTCAAAGCTCTTACCAATAGTCTTCAGGCCCATGGTAACATCAGTCTT